TAGTCACATGTTATGTTCCATGTGCCAAGGTGAGGGTAATACTGTACCTCACCTTGAAATAACTTTGGAACAATCGCGAAATATATCCGAGGCTGCGTTTAATTCGTGCGAAATAAATTTCGCGTCTCATTAAACTGTATGTTTGCGTTTAATTAGGGCGAAATTAAAAATTTCGCGTCTAATTAAACTGCCTGGCAGGGGCCTGGGAATAAGGAAATCAGGCAAGGCTTTGTAATTGTCAGATGTTTTCGATGGGGTGGAACTGTTTTTTCAATATTAATTATATTTCGATTATTTCCCATCTGTCTTGAGATAATTTAGATGTATCAGGATAAAAATTAGCAAATACAATAACATGTGGTATAGCAAATCTTACTGGCTTACATTCATATTTCGTTGAGAGGAAATATCCATTTTTAAAGGATTCCATGACGTCATAGGGCACGTAATCTTGTTTGGCTCGGGGCAAATCGAAGAAGACAACTTGCTCGTAGTTGAACGCATAATAGATGTCTTGGTTTTTTCCTCCGGTAACAAGATAGCTTGTTTTGGCTTTGTATCTAGTAGAAAAATAAGACTTCCCACTATTGCCAGTGATATCATGATACCAATAGACTTTGCGAGGGTCTGCATCTTCGGACAATAAATCTACAAGACGCGTCTGCCATCCTTCTCGGGGAATTAAATCCTCCGACACTACTTTCGACGCTTCCAACAATCTGGTATAGTCATGCACAAAACGAGGATATTTGGCTACAGTGTCTGAACATAATTCAAACAACTCTAGCCCTCTTTTTCCTTCTTTTATAGCTACTTTTAAGGACTCAAGATCAGAACGTTCTAATTTTTAATTTTCATAAAGCGGATTTATTAAACGACAGAAACAAGGGCACTTACTTCCTTTAAATACAATTTCTCCTAATTCTTTAAATTTACCATCTTTTAAACAATACCTGTATAGTCAGATTCCATTGCCATTATTTTATACCTTCTATTTTGGTCTGGACTTCCTCTAGATATTTCCAAATGGGCTCTTGGACTAATAAACTTTTTCACTTGATTCATTCTCATCTTCTTTTTTAATTGTACATAGCCTTGTAAATGAGGAGTTTCAGACTCTCCAACTTCTTGACCAAAAATGATATAATTGAAGTGTCCATGTTCAAACATCTTTTCTAATTTCTCCATATCATCATGATGATAATTATTGATAGTAAAAGACCAATTTTTTGCAGCAGACATGTTATAAAAAGAGCGCGAATGGCCTGCTTATATATTAGTATCGGAATTTAGGAAAATAGGAAAATAGGAATCGGAATAAAAATTTTAATTTTAATTTATTAATTCTGAGTTTCATATTGATCAGTTGCAGTATTGATCGGACAAATAGCAGCAGTAGCAATACAAAACTCCATTTCTGTGTTTAATCGAACTTTATCACCAGCTCCACTACCAGTGCTCCCTATAACTCTATCGACATGTACACCACGAGAATGCCCTAGACTATTATATAAATTTCCGCCAATTTTCCAATAACGAGGTAAAGTACCACCAGTGTTAACTAATGTCACGCATTGAGATAACAACCACTGAGCACGATATACACCAGTATGAGATATAATGGATGTTTTTATATGACCAGGATCCAAATTAGATTTATCCTTACCAGTACAATTTAATATCTGATAAGCAGGAGGTGCTTCAGCTCCAACAGAATTTTTTGCAAAAGTTTCATCAAAACCAAAAGCACCATAACCAGGTTCATAAGATTTTTTCAAATTTTGATTAATAAACTGATTGCCTTTGACATAATATGTATGCAATTCAACAGGTATATTCGTTACATCATCCTCAGAACCACTACCACCAAAACTAGACTGATTTTGTATCTTCAACATACTTTTAGTTTTAACATGAACTTTAATTTGAGGAAAATTCAAACGGACACGATTATAATCAGTACGAGAAAAAGCAGTGGCGCCTAAATATTCAATATCAACAATACGAATTTCTCTAGGATCTTCTTCAAATTGTGTTAACATCCAATTGGCAAAGCCATCAAACATAGCCTTCCAAGTTAAATTGGATCCAGGTGTATAAGCCTTTGATAAAAGAGCAGTAGAAAGCCAACTAGTATAATAATTGACTACAATACTACTTGAAGTAGTTACATTCTGAGAGACTTCAGTTAAACTTCCAACATAAGCACCGGCTTTGACAAACAATTGTTTCAATATAGCATACCAAAGGCTATAATACACGGTGTTTAAAGGCATAGAAATGTGCCCAACAAATCTAGATTCATTTGTCCCAGCAGTATCATCTTGAATTCTAAATTCTTCTCTAACAGAAACACCTTTCTGAGCAAACCAATACGGGCTCATGACGCTTTTCTTACGTGATACTCGTACGCCACGACCACTCATTTTACCGCTCATTTGACCAGTCATATTAGAAACTTTCGAATTTCCACGATGCCTATCTGACATTAGATGATCAAAACCATCAAATCCAGCTTGTGTAACCGTTTCAGCTAAAGGTCCGCCATACATACCAGCTCCTGCAGAAGCCAGCTTTCCAATAAATTTAACTACCTTCCTGGAAGAAGAAGGTGGACTTGGTGGCAGGACCCTCTGCTTCTTAGGCGTCACAGGAGCTGGATCTGGCATTTTTCTCTTACCTTTACGAATTAACTTCTTATTTATTTTTCTTTTAATTTTCTTTGCTGCAGCTTTCCTCTTCTGAGCTCTCCACGTCGCACGTCGCGCTGCAGTTGCCATAATTTTTTTAAAACGCGTCAGTACATCGGAATGACGCGTTAGTCACATGTTATGTTCCATGTGCCAAGGTGAGGGTAATACTGTACCTCACCTTGAAATAACTTTGGAACAATCGCGAAATATATCCGAGGCTGCGTTTAATTCGTGCGAAATAAATTTC